TAAAGAAAAATTGGCCAAACCTTAAAATTTTATTTAAGACTTTAGATGCCCAAGGAAGTGGTTCTGTTAAGTATAATATAGAATTAATAAGAACAGTTTTAAAAGAATTTTTAACAGGTGAACCTTACGATATGGTAGTCGTAAAACACACAAGACATAAAACAATAAAACAAATGGAAAAGGCAAGAGAACGAGACAGAAAGTTTTTTACAAACTTAAATTTCGATAGTAGTCTCGGGCCGATTGGTGTTTTTCAACAAGATTTGAAACTGTTTACTGACATTTGCGGTGGTAATGTTCCAGAGGGCCCCTGGCCAGAAGTGAAATTTGAACCGCAAACTGATTCGGAAATAAAAGAGTGGCATAAGAAAGGTAAATTAATAGTATGAACGTATTAACAAAAAAAGAGATTACTGAAAATTTAATAAACCTAGAAGGTTGGCAATTTCAAGCATGGCGTGCATTTGTCATGTGTAATGAAGTGAAAGATTTTTATAAAGACTTATCTTCTACTAAAAAGGTTTATCTTGCACATGGATTTTATGATTGTATTTTTAGATTAAGCGAAACAGAATTAGATGCAAAACCAAGATTTATAGAATTGTCTGTGCATTTAGGAGAGAACAAATTGTGTAAGGATCACCCATTTAGTGCTAGACTTGCTCATAGAGCGATAATGTTAGATAACCAATGGTTACTTGATGATTTTGAAGTTTTTAAAGAAAGTTTTCATTGGCTTGGTTCTAGTCTATTGGGACTCTCTTCTGAGATGAATCAAAAAGTAAAGTATAGGGCAACTAAAGATGGTTCTGGTGATATAATAGCGCCCGCAGTTATGGAAGATAGATACACATATTGTGATGGTTCTCCATTAAGATTTATTGATGAAAAGACAAACAATTATGTAACTGGGTTTCCGTTAAAAATTATGCCGTGGTATGCAGAATTTGAGAGGACAAGAGTGCCAGCAAACCTAAGTTCTTTTACATGAGTTACAAATCTTATACGATGCAAGACGTATATGATGCTTCCTCACAAAATAAGTTTAAAGTAATTTCTACCTTTGCTGGTGGTGGTGGTTCATCCACTGGTTATCGTCTTGCTGGTGGTAAAGTTCTTGTCGCAAATGAGTTCGTTCTGGAAGCACAGAGGTCTTATGCTGAGAATTATCCTGACACAGTGATACTGCCGGGTGATATCAAAGAACTGTCTGGTAAAGACTTTCTTGATGCGGCCGGTATCGGTGTTGGTGAGTTAGACATACTTGATGGATCACCACCTTGTTCTGCATTTTCTGTCGCCGGCAAATTATCACACAACGTACATGAGGAAGAACATGTAGACTTGTGGGGGAATGTAACCGTAGAAAAAGTTGCTGGTAAACACTCTGATGGTTGGGGTCAAACCAAGAACTATTCTGACGGTAAAATGGTATCAAACATTGAGGACTTGTTTTTTGAGTTTCTACGAGTGGCTGAAGATATCAAACCAAAAGTTATTATTGCAGAGAATGTAAAAGGTCTTACAGTCGGTGAAGCAAAAGAATATCTCAATAAAATACTTAACAAGTTTGAGGCCATTGGATATGATGTTACCGCACAAGTGTTAGATAGTAGATACTATGGTGTATCTCAAACAAGGACCCGTGTAATTTTCATTGGTGTGCGAGAGGATGTTGCGACTAAAGTAGGATACAACTTCATGAACATATCACAAGTATTTCCTGAGCCAGACAGAGATATTATCCCTGTGAAAGATGTGATGAAAGGTTTAGTCAATGATCCAGAGGAAGTAAAACATCTTACAGAAAAATTTATGAATACTGCATACTGGAAACAGACAGGTAGTAAGATGCCAATTGATCCAGACAAAGTTCTCACTGGAATGGACTACCACCCGAAGGGTCATCACTTCAATCTCAAAAGAGTATCACAACACCAACCTTGTCCCACTATAACTGCGATGGGTTCTGCTGAAACTACTGCTGGTGCATTTCATTGGAGTGAACCAAGGAAGTTGACAATTCCAGAATTAAAGCGTATAATGAGTTTACCAGACGATTTCAAACTGACAGGTAAATGGAATCAAATGGCCGAACGTTGTGGTAGAATGGTGCCGCCTCTTATGATGAAGAGGATTGCATCATCTGTATATGAAAAAGTATTGGAAAAATATAATGACTGATTTTACATTTGCACACAGACAAGAAGGTTTTGACGAACATATCAATTGGTCTATTCGTGGATACAGCGATTTACTAAATGATGTTATTTCATTCTCACGTTATTTTATTGAAGACGATACGAATGTGGTTGACATTGGTTGTTCAACAGGTAAACTTACACAGGCTCTCATAGAATATAATCATGAGGTTGCACCTGATGCAAACTATATTGGTGTAGAGGTTGCTGAAGGGTTCTTTTCAGATTTAGATAAACGAGTTGAACAAATTAAGAAAAAGATTGTCTCGCCTTGGGTTGAATTTGTCTATGATGATATTCGTAATTATGAGTTTAAAAATTGTTCTCTTGTCACATCAATCTTTACATTACAATTTATGAGTAAGAAAGACAGAGCTAGAATAATTAAAGATGTATATGATGGATTGAACTCTGGTGGTGGTTTTATTTTTGCAGAAAAGATTGATTGTAAAAACTCTCGGTTGCAAGATATGATGACGTTTAATTATTATGATTTCAAACGAAAGAAATTTGATTATGATGATATTATGACCAAGGAACGCACTTTGCGTCACATGTTAAAACCAAATACATGGGAAGAGATTGAAGATATGGTTTTAGGTGCAGGCTTTAAGACAGTAGAACCGACTTGGCGTAATTTTAATTTCATAGGGGCAATTGCAATAAAATGAGTTTAGTAAAAATATATGATAACGTTGTGAGTGATGAGGTTTGCGATGAAATAGTTGACAAGTTTCACCTACACCCTGATCATCAAGAAAAGTTTGAAGACACAGATGTTTCCTTTAAACAGATTGACATGATGAAGCACAAAGGTGTTTGGGCCGTCGATATGGCATCTCTTATGAATGATATGTTTGATTGTGTATCTAAATACAAAGAGGAGATAAATCCAATCTGGCCCGAGCGTACTTCTTTCGAGTCGTTTAGGATTAAAAGGTACGGGCAAGATGTGGATCAGTTCTCTCAACACGTTGATTGCACTAATCTTGCAAACAGTAAACGGTTTCTTGTATTCTTTTTATATCTTACCAACAATGATAAGGGCGCCACAGTTGTTGAACCTATAGGTGGTGAACCTGTGGTCAGCCCTTGTAAAAAAGGATCGGTCCTTGTCTTTCCACCTTTTTGGAACTTTCCTCATCGTGGAGAGATGCCCGTGAAAACGCCAAAGTATATTGTTGGTAGTTACATGCATTACACAAAATAGTTGACAACTCGTCATGAATATTCTATAGTTATAAATATAGGTAATTAAATATTTACATGGAGCTTGCGAAAAATGTCACTTCAAGGATATGTTCATCAATTGCGACCTCGCAGAGAGTCATATGTGCCTCACATAGATAAAGTCCAGAATTATATATCTGAAGGAAAGATAGATGCATCAGATATTTTTAAAAGAGATAATAAAGATAACTTCATAAAAAAAGCAATTGCTGGAGAATTATTAGACACTGATGGTAATAAAATTCCAAAGATTGATAAAAACTCAGATTTAATCACTCATCTAAAAAGTGCCACTGAAAAAAGTTCCGAAGTTAATGACCTAATCAAAACAGCATTTGGTAAATCATTAACCAAATTAAGCATTGACAAACCATCAAATGGATTTGCTAGAGGTTCGGGCAAAGACCCTAAAGGTGCTGATTGGGAAAACATAATTACAAAACAATTTAATGCACTTATAGGTCAACCAGATTTTGATGCAAATGCAAATGAGGCTGCAGAAAAATTTTCTGATTACGATAAAGTGGGAATGACCCTCGCAAAGAATATTAAAAAGAGAGTTGGTGGTTCTCCTATAACTCAATTTGGTGGTGGTAAATCAAGAGGTAATTTATCTGGTTTTTGGACTACTTGGGGTGCCGGTGACGGAACACCCAAAACTGATATGTACAATAATGAATATAACATCTCATTAAAAAAGAAAGGTGGTTCTCAACTTGCGTCTGGTGCTAAGGGAGAAACACTTGCGACATTTTATGCTGCATTAGAATACATAGGCACTGATCGTGGTGCGAGTCCTGAGATAGATAAAGTTATGAAAGCAATTGAAGATAATTTTGCAAAATTAACCACGCAATATACTAAGGGTAAGTTAGAAAAAATATCAAAAGATCAAGATAAACAAAAAGATTTATCTGCAACAGATAAAAAGGCTGTTGCAGAATTTATAACCGTTGAAAAATTCCATAAAGATTTAAATAAACAAATAGAGAGAGATTTAAATTTTGATAAACAACCAGATTTTTTAAAGTGGTATACCTTTGAGGCAATGTCGGGGTACAAAAAATTCTCAATTGAAAGGGGAAAGGCTAGTGTGTGTTTAGAGTTTGATGCTGATAGTGGATCAGTGTCAAAATTTATAGAGGTAACACAAGGTGGTAAATCATCTGGTCTTAAAGGCACTCCTTCAGTATCTTCAGATGTTATTGGCATATCTAAAAAAATTAATATATACGCAGCATGGAAGTCTGGTAAAGGCAATCCTTATTCAGCACTAAGACTTGGTTTGACTAATGATTATACAACTCAAGATACCGTAGACTCTTTGAGGGGTATTATTCGTAATGAAATTCTAAACGATAATATTGCAAATACTGTTCTGAAGGAAGAAATCACACAATTGGATGAGTTTGCTATTATCAGACGAACATTCTCAAAGTTAAAGAGTGTGGGAAAGAAAGCACTTAATTGGGTCAAAAACCTTGTCAACAAGATCGTAACAAAAGTAAAACAAACTCTAAATAAAATTAAACAACTAGGATCAAAGCTGTTTGAAAAACTTTTTGAGTTTTTAGGAATAGAACTAAAAAGTGTTAGAGCGTCTTTTCCTTCAGATATATCTGGTTTTGTTTATGGAATGGCAGAATAATGAAAAACTTTACAGAACTATACGAAGGGTTAAAAAAGGTTGATGTTGTGCAACGCAAAAAACAAGCACGGCGCATGAGTAAATTAGCAAAGTCTAAATCTTTTCAATTTAAGAAAAGGAAAGCGGCACTAAG